GCTTAAAATTTGGCAATCTCAATTATTTTTCGTATCTTAGTGGGGGGGTTATATATAAAAAAAAAGTGGAGTTATCAACAGGGCAATGTGGATAAGTTGTTCATAAATAGGTAACACTCCGCAACCCTAGTGTTTACAGGCGTTTGCACGGGTCGGATTGGGTATCTCCCCAGGCATTGGACCGAATGATTTTCCAATATTGGGTATCTGACAATAGTTACAATTGTAATAAGTTTCCTATAATTGGGGCTGGGTGTTACATTTGTAACTTATTGTGTTTACCATTTATGGGGGATGTGGATACAATGTGGATAAGTTTAACATAAATTTAACATTGTGGGCTTGTATATGTAAAATAAATTGCCTATCTTTATACTGTAATTGGTTGGGGGGTGAAAGAAATCCCAATCGGTTCGTTCTTTGAGAGATGAATGATTAACGTAGGAGTAACTATCCTACTTCCCCTTGGGCTGGGGAACACTAACGGCTTTGTAGTGAAGTTATCAAGCGGTTCGAAACGTGAAGTGGTTACCTATGTGGTTCGACTCCCTTCTTCTCTCCTATTTTTTCTACTTGTTTTATTCATAATTGAGAGGGCTTCGGTCCTCTCTTTGTTAATAACTTGTTGATAAGTTTAACAATTATTTAACATTGAAAGCTTGTTTATATGGAAAAGATTCGTTATCTTTACATAGTAAAGAGAGAGATATGATAAAGAACTATAAGAATTACCAATGTGAGCTGAGTGGCTCGGTGGTGTACATCAGAAAGAATGATGAGTTAATTAAGGCCGTTGAGGTTAATGTATGGGAAGCAGTTGAGAGATACCAATCCCTATGTAAACAGGTTCAGAAGCTTTCGTTGGGATAAGAATTAAAAAGTGAAGTAAATAATAATTAGTTAAATCAGTAGTATATGAACAAGCAGTATCGTATTAGTAAGTATCAGTATGGTTACCAACCCAAAATTAATTACTGGAAGTATAAGTGGAATCAAGCCATTGAGATGGGTAATGTAGAAGGGGCACTCCGTGCAGAAGAGAAGGTAGAATACTTTACTAACCGCCAGATGGAAGTGTATGGACACCATATGGCAGTAGGGAATGTAATATAAGAGTAAGAGCCCGAACACCCCACTCATAAGCCTTTATAGGAAATGAAAGATACTCGAGCAGAGGGGGGGGGCATTTACTTGTAAACCGTTGGGAATCAACGAGTTACACCCACGCTTAATCAATTTTCATGCGGAGGTCGGGTTTTCTCCCTAGGGAAAACCTGTCTGAAGTGGTATGTAGTACATATGAGGTAAATAATATTTAACATAAACTTAACATTAGAAATTTGGATATACCAACTATTAGTGGTATCTTTACTTTGTAATAATGAGAGAGATAAAATTAAATACTAAAGATATGAAAAAATCAGATTGTTCAAGAGTTTACAAACTATCATTCGAAGATGGTTCAACTCACTATGGTAGAGTAGTTCTATCAAAAAACTATTCAGCATCTACCTACTTAAAGGATACGGCTAATAGAGAAAGGTTAAATAGTAGAAACCCACTTAGAGTGAATATGACTACCTTTGTTGAAAAGAAAGTTGCCGCTGAGTTAGAAACTACCAAATGTGAAATTGTTTTTGAAGGGTTAACCTCTGAGGCTATCAAAGTTAAAGATGAGATGGCTGAGAATGATTCGAATTCACTTAACCTCAGAAGTGGTGTTGAGATGGGAGAGAGAAAAGATATCGTTAAAGTTCCTACAAAATATTCAAAGCTCCTTCGTTCTGTAAGTGGTGATGTAATATCCTTTGTGAGTTCTTCTTATGCTAGAAAGCATGATTTGGTTCAATACCTTAACGAAAACAAAAGATATCCGTTGGATGATACCTTCGCTCAAATTTTGGTTCCTGTTGAAAGAATTTAATATATAAAATAAAAGGGATATGAAAAGAGAAAAGCAATACGAAGATTCAGCTAAGTTAGCTGGGTATGCAATGTTAGGTGGTATCCTAACTTTAGTTGGATTGGTAATCTATAATATGATTGTATATGGGGTTAGTTAAAAAGGTTAAAAGTAAATTACTTACGAAACTATTTGTGGAGTGGGTAAGGGAAAGTAAGGATGTGGAAGCACTTCAATTCTCTAAGGAACTGATTTCCAATAGAATAGATGTAGTTGATAACCGAACAAGAGTAATAGGATTCCGAAATGGTGTTGAGTGATAAACAATGGAATGGGTTGAAACGAATGCTTGGTGGTAACGAAAGTTATACGAATTCCGTATCCGGTCATTCCTACATCACCCTATCCCGTCTTTCAGAGGTACAAGATTCTTATTTACTTACCTATAACAATAATATAGAGGTAGAGATACATAGGTATTCAGAGGTATCTAATTACGATGTATCTTATTTACATACTCTATGGAATCTATGGGTTATGGATACTCAGCGTATCTCTTAGATACTTTATTGTTTTATTTTTACCTCATCCCCAAACTTAATGAATGAAAACTTAATATAAACTTAACATTGGAAGTTTGGTAGAGTGGAAAGAGTTTCGTATCTTTATACTGTAACAATGAGAGATATGAAAAGAATAGAAGAATTTCAAAAAGCGATAGTGGGAGTTAAGTTTACTCCGGCACAGAAGAAGATAGTTGAACTTATCCTTAAAGGATGGACTATTGAGGTTGTTAACAAACACCATATGAGTGGTGGTCAGTTGATGTGGAGAAATCCTAACTCTGATTACTTAGAGCATGCTGGTAAAGTTTACAAAGCATTCTTCAATGTGTTCTACCAAATAAAGAAACAAAGTGGAGTGGAGTTATCAACTAAGGGTTATATAAACTAAGAGATATGAACATAGAATATAAAATTACTGAGATTGAGAATCCCATCACCAAAGATGAGTTAAGAGTCCTAAAGAAGTTCTTAGGTGAATTCACCTTAAAGACTAACGCAGGATTAGATATCCATAGTTCCGAAGTTGAGGATGGAAAATGGAATGGTATAACACTTAAAAGATTATGATGATTGATTTAAATAAAGAAATGGCTTGGGTAACCTTTATGGATGAAGGGTGGCAAACCCAATGGTATCCTATTGTAGATACCATCACTGGAGTACAACTTCCTTTTGATGATACGATTATGGATAGATGTCGTTCTCAATACAATGGGCGTGATGGTCGTGATTGGACATACTTCGGTATCGCACCAACCTCACAAATGATATTGGGGAACGCTGTTAGAGATAACCTTTAAAGGAATGTAAATTTCTTTTAAAAACACACCTCAAAATCGGTGGGAAGATGTTTAACGTTTTTTTAACATTTAAATTTGGAATTGTAAAATATAATTCGTATATTAGTATAGTAATAAGAAATGAGTATGATAAATTTTAATGACATTGAGTTCGGGCCTCATCCAAACGGAAGAGGTATACAAGGTAAGTTAAAGGTAAATGGGTTTACCCTAAGTGTGGTGGCTGGTTCATTTATGCATAGTACACCACGCGAAGATTTGAATTCGGTAGATGATTTTAGTTCGTTTGAAATCGCAGTGTTTGATTCCAATGGTGATTGGGCAACTCAAACATTCTTTCCTGATAATGGGGATGATGTTAAAGGTTGGGTGAGTAGAGATGAGATTACTGAGTTGATTGGTAAACTTCAAAACCACATCCCTAACAATACCATCGCAGGTGTTGATTTTACGGATTCACTAAATCAGTTGGAAAACCTTTAACACCAAATGGCAAACTATACTAATCGATATGGTGATACATTCACCTTTGAACTAAACGAACGAGGTAACATCCAATGGAGTGGTAACTTCAAATATTGTCGTTTCGCAGGTAATGATACTATTACTATGGTAGACCCAAGTGGTGGCCCATACATTTCAAGTAAAATGGATATGAAGTTGTTTGGGTTTGATGGTAAGATTGTAAATGGATTCATCCCCAACGAAGATGGATATGAAATAGTGGTAGAGAGATGAAAGCAATGCAAGAGTTGATTGAAGAAATTATTGATATTATAGATTCAGAGAATAGCGGACTATCAGCAGAGCAACGTCTTGATGAGATTAATAGATTAATAAAAACCTTTAACACCAAAGAGAAATGAAAGAAGGAACAACAACAAATAATATTGTTTTAGACGATTATGCAACATTCAAGACACCAAACTATGTAGGTGGTTATAGATTAGGAACAGACCATTATTTTCAATTGAACCTAACTTATAAACCAAATTGGTTTCATCGTACTATGATGAGATTGTGTTTCGGATATAAATGGATAAACCTTTAACACTAAAGAGTGATGAACAACAATAAACAAAGTAGTGTAGAACTATTTGCAATAGCCCTTTATGAAAAAGGATTTTTACAAGGCAACGGAAATAAGATAGATGACTTATTAGAACAAGCCGAAGCAATGCACAAGGAAGAGATTGAAGAAGCTTGGAACAGTGCCTATGGTGGAGATAGTTTTCATGATGGAGAAGATTACTACAACGAAACATTTAACACCAAAAAGAGATGAAAATAAGAATATTTAGTGTTTGGAGTCAAACATATATAACACCTTATATAAAAATAACTCACAACAGAGACCTTAATGGATATTTAGAATTTATTATAGGTTGGTTGAAATGGGAAATCGTAATAGGAATATAAAATGAGAATTTGGCATATATCAGATACACACACTTATCATAGGTTGTTGGAAGTTCCAACCGATATTGATATGGTTATTTTTAGTGGTGATTGTAGTAATCCAAGAGACCCGTATAATAATGAATCTGAAGTTAGAGCGTTTATTGATTGGTATCGTACACTAAAGATTCCATATAAGATTTTTGTTGCAGGGAATCACGATACTTCTATCGAAAAACGATTAGTAACCAAAGAAGATTTTAAACGACATGATATCATCTACTTAGAAAACGAAGATGTTACCATTGAAGGATTGAAAATCTTCGGTTCACCCTACACCCCAACTTTTGGATATGGTTGGGCATTCAACAAGGATAGAAATAAGTTAGAAAGAATTTGGAGAAACATCATTGATGAAGATGTTGATATTGTAATCAACCACGGCCCGCCTAAAGGTATCTTAGATTTATCTACTGATAGACATGGTGGTATCGAACGATGTGGTGATAAATCTCTTCTGAATAGAGTGAAGGAAGTAAACCCAAAGTTGTGTTTGTTTGGTCACATCCACAACCACTTAGATATCATCAATCAGGGTACAATGAAGTTGAGCGGATTAGATACAATCTTCTCTAATGGTTCAGTAGTAAAAGATGGCAGGTTCGGTACACTAACATCACATGGAAATGTTTTTGAAATTTAATTTGGATATATCAAAAATAAGTTGTATATTTGTATCAAATAAATATTGAGTATAGTATAATGAGTAAGCGTAAAGTAATTAACGTAACCTATCGGAAGGATAGTCAAACGTTTCCTGATTGGATGAAGTATGAGGTGGAAATCCTCAACGAAGATGGTACAACGGAATTGATTCCTGCGTATGGTAAAGACCTGCAAGATGCATTGAGTAGAGTGGTGCATGATTCTAAAGTAGAGAAAGTATCAAAGGTAGTGGATAAAGTTCCGGTCGTTGTATGGCCTTTTATATGGATTCTATCATTAGGTGGTGTTGTATCTTACATCACTACTAATAGTAGTATCTTTGGTGATTGGATTGGGTTTGCATACATTGGTGGTATGTTGGTGGTTAGTGGTATCACTCTATCCATTTCCAATTGGTTCAATCTAAAGAATAGAGATAAATAAAATGGGTGGTCCGAGTAAGAGATTCGTTCCTGATATTGAAGAGTTAGAAAAATTAGATGAGAAGCGTATTTGGGAATTATATCATAAGGTAGAGATTTTCATTGGCCCATCTGATAGTATTAAATACATACATAAAGTTATAGAAGAATATGGCAAAGAAAAGTAAAGAATACAATAAGGTTTGGAAAGAGTTTCAATCTGAACTTACCGATGGTGAGTTACAATCAAACTATGATGGGTTCGTTGAAAAGGTAAATGAACTCAATCCTCAGTATGAAGATATGTTTATCCATCACCAAAAGATGGAGAATGAGATATCTGAGATTAAGGATGCAATTCTTATGTCTGCTTTAAATGGCGTATCATCTGAAGGGTTGAATCGTAAGTTAAGAGATTTGGAATCCGCAGCAGAAGAGTTGGAAGAACGGATGAATGTAATTTATTCTCAAATCAAATACTACGAAGATTTGATAAATAAGTATGAAGATTGGTCTGAACGTAAACTCTTTGTATGGTGGCAGGTATTCACTGCATTGGATGATACCACACCCAATTGGATTGAATGGAAGAACACATATAACGATAACATTATTTAATTATGAAGTTAGATTTTAGAACTCGGACTACCTACACAATTACACAGGTATCAGAAAACCCCATCACGTTAGATAGTGAACAATTCAGAAACGCAACACCACCATTTGGGGGTAAGACTGTTGAAGATTTTTGGGAGTACATTGTAGATAACTTATCTGATTGGGAAGCGGAAGAATACATTAACGAAAATGAAGGTATCCTTTCTGATGAACTATTGGATTCTTTATATGAAACGTTTGTAGAATATCCAACCAAAGAAATGTTTGATTCACGAACTAAGAGTGATGAGATTATTATCGAAGGTGGGGTTATCGATGAAGAGTACACTAAGTACGCAGGGTTTAACGCAGAATTTAATACAGATTACTAATGGCAAATCATATTGAAAATTATATTACAATTGAGAACTCAAATGAAGAAGTTCTTAAAGAAGTACAACGTGTATTCAAACTTGAAGAAGGTGAATGGGAAGTTGATACCGAAAGTTTAGCTAAAAGAGTCTTTGGCGATGATGCGCCTGAAGAATATGATAGAGGTTGGTATTGTGAAGAATGTGGTGCTAAGTGGTTATATGGTTCTATCGAAGATGATTCCGATGAAGAACAAATAGTTCGTATCACATCAGCATGGGACCCGGTTAATGGATGGATTGAACGATTCGCTTACAACCTACGTCAAATCAAAGAAGATGTTGTGGTTCATAATACTTTTGAAGATGAGGGTTATAACTTTGCAGGTGTTTACTTTACCTCTAAATATTACGATGATGTAGAGTGGGTTGATATCGAAGAATATAATGTAGAAGAGTTTTGGGATAATGATGAACTCAGAGAAGAATATCATAATGATTTACATCAAGTCCTTTTAGACCACAAAGAGGCATACCAAAATACTTTGGAAGATGTAGAGAAGAATCCAGATGATTATGTGAATTACTAATAAACATTTAACAATTATTTAACATTTAAGGTTTGGTTATTCCAAACCTTTTTTGTATCTTTGAATTGTAAAAGAAAAGATATGAGAAAAGTAGTTAGTAAGAAAAAAGCATTAGACCTTATCGGTGGTACTTATAAGGTTGGTTCATTGTTCGGATGGACGTATTCTGATTTAGTAAACCTTATGGGAGAACCAACACTACCAGAACCTAGCGGTGATGAGAAGGTTCAAAAAGAATGGGTGATTGTAGATGGTGATAATGTATTTACTATCTATGATTGGAAAACGTATGATGTTGAATACACCATTACTGAGAACACCCAATGGAATGTGGGTGGTAAAACATCAGCATATGAATTCATTGATAAGTTAGAATCTAAGTTGAATACTAAAAAAGAATTAGTATAATGGGATACAATCCATTCCGCTGGTACACATCAGGCAAGTATCGTAAGAAACCTCTATACTCATCTGCACCATTATTACTGAAAATTCGTAATGGTGATTTTGAATACTCACCTTTCTATAAAGAAGCTGAAGATAATCATAAGATGTACGATAAGATGTATGATGAATATATGCGTACATCTCTAATTCAGAATATCAATGATAAGAAGCATGAAGCTCACCAACACGCTAAGATGAAACGAATCAAAGCAATGAAGTTGGAAGAGAAGGCATGGGAAGAGGAACAGATACGATTGAATCAACTAAAGAAAGAATTGGAATCTGAGTTTGGTAAGTGTCTTTGGGATAAGTGTATGGAACGCCAGCGTGGTAAAGGTACTACTGAAGATATGTACTGGTGGTATAAGAAACAATGTAAGATGGGACAAACACCATCAGAGATTGCAATTGCATTAGGTAGAAAAACAACTAAAGGATTAAAGTAATATGAAGTACGACCCAAATAACGAATTAACTGAAGAACAACTAAATAAATTAGGTGAAGATGATTTTGATGCGTTCTTAGATTACTTAGACCAGAAAGCTGAACATCTAAAACAATTCACTAAACCATTAGGTGAATACCACACCAAACGATATGCAGCTGTTTCTGCTGCACATCAAGGTAAACAACTAACGGATAAAGAGTTTCAATCAGCAAAAAAGATTGGTAAAGAGGGTGATATGATAAACCAACAACGTATCATTGATAAGATGGAAGAGAAGGATATGAAAGAACCTGATAAGCATGTTAAGAATATTAAGACGCATCGTTCACAATGGTTTGATTAAATTTGGAATTGTAAAATAAATTTTGTATATTTGTATTATGGAAAAAGTAATTAAAGATGGAAAAGTGGGTGTATTGATTTCACCTGGTTACGGAGCAGGATTCTACACTTGGGGTTACCCAACTGAAGCAATCTTCAATCCAACTTTGATTGAGTTGGTTGAACAACAAAAAGTTCAAGAAGCAATTGATTTTGTAGAAAAGACTTGGACCGATGGTTACTCAGGTGGTGTTCAAGATTTGAGAGTAGCTTGGATTGAAGAGGGTACGAGATTCATCATTGAAGAATACGATGGTGCTGAATCTTTCCGATTTGAAGAAGATATTGATTGGATAACAGCATAAAGTTATGAGTTTAAGAGATAAAGTAAGAGAATGGGTAGAAAGTGGATATACACCCACAACCAACCCATTAGTATCAAAGAGGTTGGTTCTAAAGAACCTCAACCAAATCCTAAATCTATTAGAGGATGATTGTCCATCTATGGCAACTGAAAGAATCAAATGGTTGATTACTGATATAGAATCAGATAAACTTAAAGCAGGAGAACTATAAAGATATGAAAATAACAACATATGGACACGCAATAATACTAATGTGTATTGGGTTATTGTTTACATCAACAACATCATTACTATCAATTTTTTTTGGTGGGTGTTTGGTTGGGTATTCATTAAAATTGGCCAGACGTTCAGGAAAAGAGGATTCCCAAAATGAACTATGAATTATTATTGGGATGGTAAATGTTTCTTTTGTATATTTTGGGGAACTTTAATTGCGATAGTATCACTATCGACACATAGTATTGTTAAAGAACATAAAAAGAAAAAACGTTATGAACATAACGCAAGAGGGAGAGGACCAGTATCAGATTCGACAAGAACAGCAAAATATTAAATCTATGAGTAAGATAAAACAAACAAAAATCCCAATGACATTAACGGGAGATAATGTCTTGAAGATTGCGGTAGAACAAGGTGTAATCGAAAACGAATTCAATTGGAAGTTAGTTAGAGAACGAGATGGTCTAACCAACCAATCAGCCGAAGTAATGTGGCTTGAATTTGATGAAGTGGGTAGGTTTAAAGATAAGTATGATACACCTGCAGTAGGTCGTTCACTTATCATGTCCCCATTCAGTCAATACTTCACATGGCAGACAACTACCATTACTGAGATTGTAGAAGAGAGAGATGATTATATTAAGTTTAAAACACAAAATAGTAACTACGAATTATGGAAACTAAACGTAAACGATTAACTAGAGAACAAAAGAAAGAAAAAGCAGTTGTTGATTTAATAAATCAAATGTTTATTATTGCAGGTCATAATGTTACTTATGATGATATTTTAGGAGTAGATGATTGGTTTACTCAATGGACTATGACTGTTGAACAAGGAGAAGAGTTTCAAGAGTGGGGTAAGAAATATCTGATGAAAGAACTACGAACGGGAGCTAAACAAGCAGAAAAAGAAATGCAGTGGTTTAGTTTACAGTGGGGATTAAAGTACTCAAATTTTGAAGATTATCATAAACTTAAAACTAAAGAAGGATGAAAAGAATATGGAGTAATATTAAATGGTTCTTTCGTAGATTAAAACGAGTATGGGATTTCCTACCTATCATTTGGAAGGGGTATGATTTTGATTATTCTCATGCTATTGATTTGTTTAAGTATCAATTAGAACGAACTGCAGATTTATTAGAATCTGATAAGGCTTATACACTAAACGCCAAACTCCATGCACAGAAGATTAGAACTGCAGTTCGGTTAATAGATAAAGTTTACAATGAAGAATACTTAGATGGGGTAACATCCCATAAGGAATTTAAAAAGATGCAAGTTAAACAAGATAAGGCTGAGAGAATCCTTTGGAAATTTATTTCACATAATATCAGATATTGGTGGGATTAGATTTGGATATATGAAACTTATGTTGTATATTTGTAAAAGTTCTTTGATATTTAAGAAGCTCGGGTGGTGGAATAGGTAGACACGTTGGACTTAAAATCCAATGGCCAGTAATGGCCGTGCGGGTTCGATTCCCGCTCCGAGTACCATAGAGGGAGTAAAAAGTAAAATCCTAGACGTAGGTATGGCCGCAACTGGTTAAATGGCACTGACGGGTGTTCATCATAAGGGTAGCCCTCTATTATGCACCCATAGCTCAATTGGATAGAGCAACGCACTTCTAATGCGTAGGTTACAGGTTCGACTCCTGTTGGGTGTACCAAAGTACTTATCACGCTTTAACGGATTGGGGTGTCCCCGGTCGAGCGTACCAGGGTAAGTCTTTTGCGAGAGTAGGTAGTTGCAAATATCTATTCTCATTTTTTTAGAGAGAGACAGTGAAGCTGTAATAGATGATGGTGTTAAAATGACGAAAAAGGGTTTGGAGTAGTCAGAACGTAAACAAATCATTTATCAGAAACCCCGAAAGACCCGAAGTCTCTCTCACTTTGGAAGATTGGCAGAGTGGTCGATTGCACTGGTCTTGAAAACCAGCATACCGAAAGGTATCGTAGGTTCGAATCCTACATCTTCCGCAAAAATATTTTAAAAAAGACTTGTATAATTAAAAAATAAGTTGTATATTTGTATTCAAATGAAATGGGATAGTGTAAATATAACCGATAAGATTCTTTACTTAAAGAAGTTAATGGAGAATACTGAAGGTGTTGATACAGGTGATATGTACATTGTTCAAGCATTGGCTACAGGTTCTTTAAATACGAGAGATGTGGATGATGATTATGGGTTTGAAATTCAACCCCATCACATTGAGTTTATGAGAAAGTTATGGAATACATCTATTGAGAATCAAAGAGATGATTCGGTAGTGAATTCTATAAAAAAAGAAATGCGGGAGAGGGGTTAAGAGAAACCCGTCTGACATCCAGTCAGAAGAAGTTGGGGCAGTTCCAACCTTCCGCTCAACTGCGGGAAAAGAGTTAAGAGAAACTCGCCGTACTTCCAGTACGGAGATGGTGGGGCAGTTCCACCTTCCCGCTCTAAATTAAAAAGTAATGGATTACAAGTCAATACATAAACTGATGGAAATTCAGTACCTTAAAGGTAGGTTGGATGAGTTGTACAAAGGATATGTTCCTAATAGTAATTCATCTAATAATCGATATGTAGATTCTCGTATATCAAAGTATGAGAATAAGTTGAAAGAGATAGATGAGATTGCGTATCATTTGTATGAAGTAGAACGTACCAACGTTAAATTTTCTAAGGATAAATCTAAAAGAGATATGAAGGAACTCCTATCCGAAATAATGGATGTTATGAATACATCTCCATTGACACCAGATGTTCTAACTCTTATGGATAAGGTTAAATTACAAATTCTTAAATATGACTAACGAAGAAGAAATTGAAGAGATTCTATATGAGGCATCCGCATATGGACTTCGTACTGAAGTGATGGATTGGGCTAGGAAAGAGATGGAAGAGAATCCAAAACTCTCTAAGGTTGAGGCGTATCAGATTGCGTTTAACGAATGGGTAAAATGAAAATAGCACTAATTGCACATGATGGGAAGAAAGCCGATATGGTTTCATTTGTTATGAAACGATTGGAGTTCTTTAAACGTACTGATGTTGATATTGTAGCAACAGGTACAACTGGAACAATGATTACTCACGCAGGAGTAGACAAAGTTCAAAAGGTTGCATCAGGCCCAATGGGTGGTGATGCAGAGATTGGTGCTATGGTAACTAGAGGTGAAGTTGATGGTGTAATCTTCTTTAGAGACCCATTAGATAAACACCCACATGATGTAGATATCTCTATGTTAATGAGATTATGTGATGTACACGATGTACCCCTTGCAACTAACTATCGTTCAGCACATATTCTTATTAAATACTTTAAAGGTAAGTAATATGAATAAATTAGATAAGCAATATCAACAACTACTTTCGGATATAATTGAATTTGGAGTTGAGAAAAATGATAGAACAGGCACTGGGACTATTTCAGAATTTGGACATCAATTCCGACACAATATGTCAGATGGCTTTCCTTTACTTACCACCAAGAAAATGGCATTCAAAACTATGGTAACTGAGTTACTATGGTTTCTAAAAGGAGATACCAACATCAAATATCTTGTTGACAATGGGTGTAACATTTGGAATGGTGATGCTTATAAGGCATATGAGAAATATGCATTGGCTAATTCTTATGGTGTTGATATCTTATCAATGGATGAGTTTATCAACGAAATCAAAACAAATGATGAGTTTGCTGAGAAGTGGGGTGATTTAGGTCCTATCTATGGTAAGCAATGGAGAAAGTGGGGTCAGTTTAATGATTATACAGACCAAATCCAAAACCTAATCAACGACCTTAAAACAAATCCAGACTCAAGACGTTTGATGGTTAATGCTTGGAATGTAGGTGAATTAGACCAAATGGTTCTACCACCTTGTCATTATGGATTCCAATGTTACACTAAGGAAATGACTTTCGGTGAAAGAGCATTATATTGGACATCATCAATTGGTAAAGATATATCATATGCATCAAAGCTCGATGAATCTGATTTAGATGAAAAGAATGTACCTAACAGAAAGTTATCTCTAATGTGGAATCAACGAAGTGTAGATACATTCTTAGGTTTACCATTCAACATTGCTTCATATGGATTGTTATTGGAAATTATAGCAAAAGAAGTAAATATGGTTCCTGATGAACTGATTGGTAACTTAGGAGATACTCATCTATATTTAAACCACATCAAACAAGCAAAAGAACAGATTGGTAGAGAACCTATGAAGTTACCTAAAATATGTTTGGATTATAGAGAAGGAGAATATAATAAAGATTTAACAGATTTAACACCTGATGATTTTGTACTATTTGACTATCAATCTCACCCAACAATTAAAGCACCTTTATCAAACTAAGTTCATCGAAGAAATCTGATAGTTGGTGGTTGTGGTATAGATGTTGTACTATATACTATACAATGAGAAAGATGATTCTATCAGTTGCACTTACAATCGGAATGATTGGGTCAACGTTCGCACAAATGGCAATACCAGGTGAGGTATTCGCAGGTAATCCAAACAGATTTAACGGAAGAAAAGTAACTATAAAAAACATAGTAATTAAATCTGAATCAGTAGGTACTAATCAATCACCAATATCAGGTCCTGTTAATTTAAATGTAGCACCAGGAGCAGTTGGTACACCATCAGCACCTAACGTAACTCCATGTAGAGCTCCAAGAGGATTTTCTAAAGTAGGTGTATTCTTTAAGGGTGCACCCGAATTTAATGGTTGTTTCTTTATGGCCGATAACATGAAATCTCAAATGTATAGAGAGATTGGGCATGAGGATACTGAAGCACAAATCACATTTAGAGGGGATTCACGTACTGGGTATATGATTTCCTTTTACAGATTAGGTAATTAATCTAAAAGATTTAACAATTTCTTAACATTGGGGGCTTGGTAAAGTCCCCTTTTTTTATTATCTTTACATAGTAAAAGAGATAAAGATTATATAGTATGAAAAATTATCAAGCGATTTTGTTAGTGTTAGGTGGGTTCGGATTATCTATCGGAACTATGTTAGGTAAAGTTCAATCCCTAATACATTTTGCGGGTGTTCTCAATGAGATGGGATTCGCATTTATGTCATTTATGATAGGTATAATCGGATTATGTTCGATTAACTACAATAAAATTTACAAAGCATTGATTTAAAGTGTTGATAACTTGTTAATAACTTTAACATAAATTTAACATTAGAAATTTGGATATATCAGAAATATTCACTACTTTAGTACTGTAATAATGAGAAAAGATAAACATATGAGAGATAACACAAAATATTCTTCCTATTGGTTACGAGATGACCTGTTTGATGATGATTCTGATGTTGTTGATGTAGTTGAGAAGAAACAATCAAATCTTCTCGCCTTAGCATCATACAAACGGGCAGTATCAAACTTTGTTAACATCGTTACCAATGAGAACATCAAAGTGATGTTTGACCAGCGTGGTGATAATTCCTATACTGATGGTAAGACCGTTACCATTTCAGCTAAGATGGATGATAAGGAGTTTGACCCTACTGTTGGGTTAGCACTCCACGAAGGTTCTCACATTAAGTTAACCGATTTTAGTTCTCTTCAACAACTAAACAATCACAACTTCCCAAATCCAATCACCTATGATTACTTATCGGATTTGGAAGCTAAACACTATATGAGTTATGATAGTGTTCGTAGTTGGGTTGCGGGTAACATCAAAGATTTGTTGAATGTGATTGAGGACCGTAGAATTGATTACTACATCTATTCTACTTCTCCTGGTTACAAAGGTTACTATCACGCAATGTACGATAAGTACTTCAACGCTAAGATTATCGATAAAGGACTTCAATCTTCAGAGTATCGTACTGAGGATTGGGAATCTTATATGTTCCGTATCATTAACATCACCAACTCTAATCGTGATTTGGATGCACTTCCAATGTTACGAAAAGTTTGGGAGTTGATTGATTTGAAAAACATCAACCGATTACAAAATACTCAACAGGCGTTTGAATTGGCTTGTGAGGTTTTCAAATTAGTAGAAGATTCACTTCCACCATCTGAACAACCTGAGAATGGTGAGGGTAATGGTGAGGGTAACTCTGATGATACCGAACAACAATCAGGTGAAGGTACTGGTGGTGGTGGAGATAACTCTGAAACCAATGGTACTGATAATACTGAAGGACCTGAGAATGATGGTCAATCAAAGCAAGATTCAAATGGTATTGATGATACCAAAGGTGATGCTGAAGGTGATGATGTAAAATCAGGTCGTTCTTCTTACAATCCGAATGGTGCGGGTGGTGATGGTTCTAACAATCAAATTGCCGATAACAAAGTTAGTAGTGGTGATGGAGAACTTTCAGACCGCCAGAAGAAACAATTGGATAACGCTATTAAGAAACAAAAAGATTTCCAAAATGGTGATATCAAAAAGAAGAAAGTTGGTAAAGGTGAGAATCAAAAATTAGATACACTTTCTAAAGCCGGTATCGATGAAAAGTTGGCTGGTAAGGATTATCAATCAGGTCGTTATTGGAAACAGGATAAAGCAACATCTGTTGTTGTGGTTCGTAACTTTACCAAAGGTTTGATTGATTCTGATACCATTGATATGTTATCTACATACAGTTGGTATTGTGAACGTAACCAACCTGCAATCACTAAAGGTGTTCAGATTGGTACTATGCTTGGTAAGCGTTTGAAAGTTCGTTCTGAGGAACGTTCATTGGTTACACCTCGTATGAAGAATGGTAAAATCTCAGGTCGTTTGTTACATGAGTTGGGTATGGGTAATGTTCAAATCTTTGACCAGACAGTGGTTAACAAACACAAACCTGCGTTGATTCACATCTCCATTGATGCGAGTTCTTCGATGGGTGGTAAGAAGTGGACTAATTCACAAACGGCTGCTGTGGCAATCGCTAAGGCCGCTTCGATGACCTCTAATCTTGATGTTGTGATTTCTTATCGTTCAATTCAACAAGGTGGTGGTTCACATCAATCGGTTCAACCTTTGATGTTGATTGCATATGATTCTCGTACTGATAAGTTCTCTAAGATTCAACAATTGTTTCAATACATTAATCCATGTGGAACTACTCCTGAGGGATTGTGTTTCGAATCTATCTTAGATGATATCACTAAAACTAACAAAGGTGCTGAGAGTTACTTCATTAACTTCTCCGATGGATGGCCAGGTTTTTCTAATAGTGATATTGAATATGGTGGTGAGGCTGCTGTTAACCACACTGCCAATCAGGTTAAGAAAATGAGAATGGCTGGAGTAAACGTTCTATCGTACTTCATTGAAGAAGGTTACTATGGCGGTGCTATTGATAACTTTAAAGCAATGTATGGTAAATCTGCTGAAGCAATTGATGTTACTTCTCTGATTCCTTTGACACGAACACTAAACAAAATGTTTGAATAATGGTACTGAATATTGAGAGATTAAATTTGGAATACCTATCGTGGACTGTTGATAATGGGGATGGTCGAAACTCAGATGATTTGAGATTCGGCCAGTTTCTCCACAACAAATATCAATTGGATGGGTTATCTGATGTATTTTATATAGAAAACACTACATCTGCTTACGAAACTCTGTTAAAAGATTTAACAATTTCTTAACATTAGAAATTTGGAAATATCAATAATATGTTGTACTTTAGTACTGTAAGATTGAGAGATATGAGAAAAACAATTGAAGTAAAAAAAGTTTTAGATTACGTTAACAACCAACTCCAACGTACTGATGAGTATTGTGATGATAAGTTTAAAGCTGGTATGTGTACGATGATTGAACGAATGTTGTATGATACCAATCAGTATAATGGTTATACTCCATTGAATGATGCGAATGTAGGTGAGGTTGGTTATTACAATCGTTTTTATCATATGAAAGGTTAACATAAACTTAACATTGAAAGTTTGGATATATAAAAGTAAAGTAGTATCTTTACATAGTAAAGAGAGATAATTAATAAAAGTTAAACAATTAAAAAATAAAATTATGGCTAAAGCACAGCGTTCCGTATTCCTTAAAGTTGTTCGTAATGAGAACAAAGAGTTAGTTTTAGTAGACACGAATGGTGTTGAATTTTTGGTTCCTGAAATCAATGAGAAGGGAACTTCACTTTATAAACGAGCCGTTGCATCGGCTAACAATCCTTCTAAGTATTGTTTCAAAGCACGTGTAAAGGGTAACCTATCAGAAGGTTCGGTAGAGTTCGGTAGAGTTCCTGCTGAGAAGTTCAATGGGGCTGAGCCTGTTGAGAACTTTAATCAACCCAATGGTGGTTTGGAAGCATTCAAAATGGTTAGTACACCACCACCTTCAGAAGCAGTTGAGAAACCAATGGAAGAAGATTTCCTAAAGTTCATTCACTCTGAGGCTAATGGTTTGAAACCAAAGATGTTGTTTATGAGTGAACTAAAATGGAAGTATCTGATTCGTAACATTCTTCGTGGTAAGAATATTATGATGACTGGGCCTGCTGGTTGTGGTAAAACTATGGCCGCTAAAGCAGCTGCGAATTCCATTGAAGGTTACAATATGGAAATCTTCAACTTAGGTTCTACTCAAGACCCCCGTGCTACTCTGATTGGTAACACTCAGTTCGATACTAAGAAAGGAACTGTGTTCTCACCATCACCATTCGTTAAAGCAATTCAAACTCCAAACACTGTGATTGTGTTGGATGAGATTAGCCGGGCTCACCCTGAGGCTCACAACATTCTAATGACAGTGTTGGATGCTGGACAACGTTACCTACGATTGGATGAGGCATCCGATTCGCCTGTTGTGAAAGTTGCTGAGGGTGTTTCCTTCATTGCATCGGCTAACATCGGTAATGAATACACCGCCACTCGTCAACTTGACCGTGCGATTGTTGACCGATTCACAATTATTGAGATGGATACTTTAACATCTGATGAAGAAAAATCACTACTTCAAATGATGTATCCTTCAGTTGATGTGAACTTAATCAACTCAGTTGCTGAGATTACTTCAATGACCCGTTCTGAGGTTAAGAAAGAAACTCCACAACTTACTAACTCATTATCGACTCGTACAGCAGTTGAGATTGGTTCTCTACTCTATGATGGGTTTAATCTGGCTGAGGCTGCTGAGATTACAATCTACCCACTATTCGATGATGCTGGTGGTGCTCAATCAGAACGTACTTACATTCGACAGTTCGTTCAAAAGTTTGTTGGTTCTTCTGAAGAAGAGAACTTGTTCAATACTGAAACTGAAGATTTGAGTAACCCATTCTAAGATATTGTTTAACTCTCTTAAAGTAGACCCCACTTTGATGTGGGGTTTATTTTAAAAAAGATTTGGATAATAACTTTATTTTTTGTATATTTATCAAACAACTATTACTATGATATGGATATTAAAGGATTAACAAACGATATTTACGAATCCCTTTTAGAAGATGGATTCTTTGAAAGTGAGTTTATAGATAAGCACAAGTTTAAAGCTAGATTCTATAAAACGATGAGTAACTCAAATGTTACTGAAAACAATTTAGATGCTGAATCTATTATGGATTTGGTTTTGGAAATCACCAAAGAGATTATCAAAGAGAATGTAGATAATACAGTTTCCGAATTAAAAGATAAGGGAGTACTCAACGAAGTTGAAACTGAAGATGGTGAAATTGGTTATGTATTAAATGAAAATATAGATATAAGTTATGAGTAAAGAAAACGAAAATCCTATACCAGAAGAGTATTGGAATGCAGGTGATGTTTCTCAAGAAGAGATGGAAGCATTACAGGCTGCGGCAAATGAGATGGAAGAGTATTTATCACAACCTACTGATGAGTGGAGTGAAATGGATGAAGCGTATTACGAACATCTCAGAGAACGATTTAAGAAAGGGCCAGATGAGATTGGGCCTCGTTTATTTAAACAATTTCAAAATGTGTTTCTACCAATTCAAATGATGGTTATTCCAGCAGGTAGACAACACAATGGTGAAGAGGTGGTATCGTATTACCATACACTTACCGAAGATATGGAATTGGGTGAGTGTAATGGTTCATATGCACTACTTACCGAAAAAGAATTAGAAGAAAAATTTAACATTAAATATAATTAAAAACAAAGTTATGAAGTATTACATTGCAAAAGTAAAAGTAGTTACAACTGATGACAAGGGTCGTCAAAAGAAAACGATGGAACAATATTGTGTACACGCAGTATCGGTAACCGATGCAGAAACAAAAGTACATGAAGAGTTTAAGAACGATGGTTTGGAATTCGAAGTTACATCAGTATTGGAAACTAAAATCATAAAGGTTATTAGCTAGGAGTAATTAATGAATTATGTAACAGGTTCAACTGTAATTGTGAGTGTATTTAAAGTTTTAAAGGTTGGGAGTGTAGTTGAAAAGCTACCAACTAAGAAAGGATATAAATACACAATCAAATCAGAAGATGGTAAGGTGCATGAAAATGTTTACGTTGATGATAAAAACGCAGAATCATTTATAAATAGTAGTCTTACAAAGTCGTTTACTAAATCTAAAGAAAGTGGAAAAGAAGAAGTTTAATCGTATAAAGAAGAGAGTACTAAAAAAGTATCCTAAAGCAACTACAAGAATATCTAAAGATGGATTGTATTATGTATCAACTGGAACAGAAGATTCTGTTGTTAGTGAGTATATGATACCACCACAACAAAGTGTTTCTGATGCGTGGTTAGTGGTTAGTGAAACTATGAAAGTACATCAGAATATAGAGAGAACTAATCCTAACCGAATGGACTCCGCATCTTTTGAGAAAAAGTTCAATAGAATTTCAAATAGAAATAAACGTAAATAGTTGATTTCATTAAAGATATTTTCATATTTATTGTAAATAGTTTAACACTTAATTACAATGTTATGAAAAGATACAATGGAAAACCAAGAGGTTACGTTAATCATGGTGGGGCATCAACTGAAAAAGATAGAGAGCGTTTAAGAAAGTTAGGTAAAAATTACAATTCAATTGATTTTGCTATGACTGATAAAATGAACGAATCTAACTATTCTGATAGAAGTATCCCAATTGGTACTTTGGAAGTTGGTAGTGTTTCGATTGATTTAACATGGTCTGAATGTAGTAAGATTATGGAAACCTTAGAAACGGCTCAACAAACACATCGACAAAAAATCCGATTAGGATTATTCTAATGAATGGAAACAAACGAATTCTTTAAACAATTAGGTTTAGGAGACCCGGATATGGAGAAAGCCCGTGAATGGGTTTCCTACACCAAGTTTGAAGAAGCTGTTCCTGATATACTAACCCTATCTGAATTCGTAGATACGGTATTAAAGAAAACAGTTACAGATGATGCAAAACCACACCTATGGTTTTCTGAAAGGTATATGATAAGTAGATATCTTCAATCAAACGAATCGGCATCGGATGATTATATAGAGAAATTCGATTATAGGATTAAAGTTTTAAAAGATAAGCTACAATCATCTGATGATAGTTATAACCACATACATAAATTCTTAGATGTTTTGGTGGAACAACTCCACACAAAGCGAATGATATTTCCAAAAGAAGTTTTAGGATATTTAAACCAATTATACAAAGGAAAGATAAAATAATGATATTTATATATGATGAGTATAGATACAGTCAAAGAACCATTTAAGAATAGGATATTAGAAATCCTAAAGTCTGAATCTGATTCGGATGCTAGACTCCGTAAATTAAAAGTATATATGTTAACTGAGGATTATTTTAAATCTTTAAATGTAGATGCCGCTTGGTTAGCATATGAGATAAATAGAACATATAGGAGTAGTGATTATGCACGATAATGAATATTGGGATGAGGGTGAGTTCAATTTCTTCAATACATTAGAAGATGTTGATAAGCTATTATATGTTTACGATTTAATGGTCGGTGAGTTTGTGCACGAATATAATGGTGAGCATATTGATAATGTTTTTGAAATAGAGTTCGAAGAAGAACCTATGGATGAGATAAGGCAAGATGTAACCTTACAATTTACATCAGACGGTAAAATAATGTTTACAGGTTCTGAGTTAGCCGTATTGATGAAGGTTGCTAACGATATGATGTTAAATGGTCTTATACTATCAAATCAAAATGTTGAATTTACAAAATACGAACCTTGGGATGTAATTTTAACTTTTGATTTAATTGGTGAAGGTTCACCAATCTCACTTAACTGACAATCTGTCAGTTCATTATGACATAATTTCCGATTTATTAGAATGGTACACAAGTTGAAATATACTATGTGTAAGTTTAAACATTAAAAAAGGAGAATATGATTTTTAAAACAACAGAGCAATTAGTAAATGACCTACTTAGGGATGGTAATTTACATATGTGGAACAGACCGCATCCATCAGATTACTTTAATCGCAATATGAAAATTGAAGATGATGTATTATCAATGGAGTTTGATGTACCAGGGTTATCTAAAAAAGATATCTCAGTTAAGGTAGAGGATAGTATTCTATCAATCACAGGTGAAAATGATAGTAGAACATTCAATAAGAGTTATAAGATTTCTGAAGATTGGGATGTTTCTAAAACTACCGCCGAAACTAAGGATGGTGTATTAACAATCAGTATTCCTAAGTTGGAAGAAAAGAAAGCTAAAGTGATTGAGGTAACAGTTAAGTAAGTGTTTTGTAAAGAAGTTATAGAAAAAGGGGGGAAACTCTACATAGTTCTAAGGAAGATTCGGGTTACACATAATCCAATTGTTCAGACTTGGCGTGAACACCTCAGAGCCGATATCGTTTTGAAGAAAGAACCATTCTATTATTTTTGTGAGGAAATTGTAGATGTTGAACCAATAGAAGAAACTTAACATAAACTTAACATAGGGGAGTTGGAAAACTCCCCTTTTTTTATTATCTTAGTAGGGTAATTAAGAGATAGTATATTTATAGTATTATGGGTGATAACAAAGACAAACTACAAAAGACTGAGTTTACCATACAGGAGATATGGCAGGCTATGCGTGGTAACGTCCATAAGAATAAGAAGAAATATACTCGTAAAAAGAAACATAAAAACAAAGAATAGTTATGGGGAATTTAGGATATGCGTGTATCAATATGACGCTAGGTAAAAAAGGTATTACTACCAATCGTAGTATGATTAAACGTACCTTTAATGAAAAGGGTATTCCGTATGCATCTGAACTCAGTATTCAGAACGTAAGGGATTTAATTGAGATTATCAAATGGAATGAACAGAATGATATTAAGTTCTTTAGAATGAGTTCTAATGTGTTCCCTTGGTCATCTGAGTATCCATTGTCAGAACTACCACATTACCATCGTATTAAAAACTTATTATCTGGCGCTGGTCATCTTGTTAACAAATATGGTCATCGTATCACATCACATCCTGGCCCATTCAATGTATTGGTATCTCCAAACGAAAGAGTAGTACAAAACACCATCACAGACCTTTCTATACATGGTGAGGTGTTTGATATGATGGGATTAAGTAGAACTCCTTACAACAAGCTTAACATACATTGTAATGGTGTGTATGGTGATAAGATTTCCGCTATGGATAGATTCTGTAAGAACTTTGAGAGATTGCCTGAATCCGTACAAACACGTTTGACTGTAGAGAATGATGATAAAGCTAGTATGTATTCAGTAAAGGATTTGATGTACATACATGAACGTATTGGTATTCCTATTGTGTTCGATTACCATCACCATAAATTCAATACAGGTGGTTTAACTGAAGAGGAAGCTCTTAGACTCGCTGCTAGTACTTGGGGTGATATAAAACCAGTTGTACATTACTCTGAGAGTAAATCATTACATGAAGGTAACGAATCAATTAAACCTCAGGCACATTCAGATTATATATCTGATTATATTAATACTTATGGGTTAGATGTAGATGTAATGATAGAGGCAAAAGCTAAAGAATTAACCCTTTTAGAATACAGAAGCGTTAACGCATAATATGGGGTTAAGCTTGATTAAGTATCTTAATTAATTTCTTTTTAATATTTATTATTAGATTTATGGGGTTGTGTTAACAACTCCATTCTTCTTATAAGAAAGAATTTGATATAAATACAATTCAGGAATTTAATGAAACTAAAAATAAGTAAATTTGTTGATAACTTTTTTTCAAAAAGAACTTGGTTCATCATTTTGATGAGTTTAAGTACTCTTGCATTAGCAGGTTCAGCAGCATACTACTCAGTATTTGGACTAAGTTCTTTGTTTGCTGGTGCACGATTTGAGGTAATCATTATGGCATCTGCTTTAGAGTTCTCTAAACTTATACTCGCATCATACCTACACAATCATTGGAAACGTGCTGGTTGGATGAAGTGGTATCTCACAATAGCATTAGTAACACTTATGTTAATCACATCCGCAGGTATCTATGGATTCCTAACATCAGCATATCAAAAAACAGCAGACCAGTTAGGTGTATTGGATAAGCAGGTTGAAGTTATTGAATTAAAGAAAAGTAGATTTGAAGAATCTCTAAATGGATACACATTAGAAAGAACTCAGCTAAATGGTTCTATTACAGAACTTACCAAAGGGTTATCCAATAACACTATTCAATACAAAGATAGAGAGACTGGTGAGATTATAACCACCACATCATCATCCACTCGTAGAGTTCTTACTGAACAATTAAACGATATGAAAAAACAACGTGATGGTGTATCAATTAAAATGGAAGCATTAACAGATTCAATAACCAAATTAGATTTGAAGATTTTAGATTTAGAATCAAATAATGAGATTGCAGCAGAAGTTGGTCCATTACGATATATGGCGGAGATTACAGGCAAATCAATGGGAGTGATTGTAAATTGGTTTACACTACTAATTGTATTTGTATTTGACCCGCTTGCAATTTCAATGGTAATCGCATTAAATAAACTTTTAAATAAGGATGAATATGGAAATAGTAATAGTACTAACACTCAGTTGTTTAGGGATACTAGGATTGTGGAAGTACCCATCAATGATGAGAAGGATGGGGAATCAATATCAGTACCTAAACCAGAAGTGGGAGAAAAAAGAAAAGAAACTCCAAAAGAAAAGGTGGAAAACCACAAAGAAGAAGTCGAAGAGGTAAAATTCATACCTACTGATAAAGATGCCATAAACATATATGGCGAACCTACAAAAAAGAAATACAATGATTCGGTTGCAGCAGCAGAAGGTAGAAAATAAATTTGGATAATTCAAATTTTATTCGTATATTTGTATAAACAAACTTTAAAAAAAGGCTTTAAAAAATTATGAGTGATTTGTATAACGAAGGTAGAACCACTACAACTGGTGGTAATATTGAGGCAAGATACGAAACTACTCCATCTGAAAAAGAGAAGTGGTTTCAAGAGTTTAGAGAGTTCGATTATGGATTAGATATCAGAGATAATGTTATTTTAGTTCAAGACGAAATCATTCAAGGTTTAACATTTGATGTTATATCGAAAGTAAGATTACTTAGAAAAATAAACTCAGATTTAAAATCAATAACAATTCTTCTTAACTCACCAGGTGGTGATGTTGTTGAAACTTTAGGATTAATAGATTACATTCGGTCATTAGATACCAACGAAGGTATCAAAACCAACATTGTATGTAGAGGTTCAGCAATGAGTGCAGCAGCGTTATTACTCGCAGCAGGTACTGGTGTTAGAGCAGCATCTAAACATTCTAAGATTATGGTTCACCAACTATCATCATTCGCAGCAGGTAAACTTTCAGATTTAAAATCAAACGCAAAGTTTGCAGAACAATTGGAAGATGATTGTAATACAATTATGGAAGAGTGTACAAAGAAGGATAAGAAGTGGTGGGAAGAGAATCAACAAAACGATTACTTCTTATCAGCAAACGATGCATTAGAATTAGGTATAATCGATAAAATAATTTAAGATATGGAATTTAGTTACAAACCTTTAGGAGATAGAGTTGTCGTAAAAATTGTAAAACGACACGATGAAAAAACAGCAGGTGGTTTATACAAACCATCTGGTTCAGATACCACAATGTTGGGTGAAGTTATCGCAGTTGGTAATGGGTTATTTACTCAGACGGGAGATTCAATCCCAATGACCGTTAAGGCTGGTGATTTAGTTCTGTTAGAGGGAACTGGATTTAAACACCGAAATGGTAAAGATACTTATAACATTTATAGAGAAAGTGAGTTGTTATCTGTATTAGAAGAAAAATAAATAAAAATTAAAAGTTATGATACACATTTTAGATGAAAATCAAATAGCAGAAAACTACGAAAAGTTTCGTAAGTTAATTAACCAAACATTTACAGGTGAGAGATTAGAAGCTCTTAACAAAATGTATGACCATCTTGAAGATAGAATTATCCTTACTCCTGCATCATCAACCGAACATTTCCACAACGCATTTGCTGGTGGATATGTTGACCACGTATTGAGAGTTACGAGAAATGCAGTTAAGGTATTCGATTTACATACTGAGTTAGGAATCGGCGATGGTGGATACGATAAGGAAACTGTAATCTTCACAGCACTCCATCATGACTTAGGTAAAGTTGGTAACGCTGATGAGAGTTGGTACATCCCAAATGATTCACAATGGCATGTTGAGAATCAAGGAAAGATTTACAAAACCAATCCATCAATGCATTGGATGAATTTGAATGATAGAACATTTTGGATGTTGAATCATTTTGGAATCAAAATATCAGAGGTAGAATACTTAGGTATCAAACTTACTGATGGATTGTATGATGATGCTAACAAAGAATATTATATAGCATACAATAAAGATAACTCATTAAAGACTGGATTACCATTTGTAATGCACCAAGCTGATATTATGGCTGCTAGATTCGAAAACGAAAGATGGATGAAGATGAAGCAAGGTGAGGTCACTACGAAGAACGTAGGTGGTAGACCAACTAAGAAACAAAAATTAGAAAACGTAACTATGCCGGAGAAGATTGATTTTAAATCTATCTTTGGTGAAGTAGAGGAAGCATAATTATGGAATTATTATTCATAGTAATATTATCAGTTTCAACCTTACTATTAGGATACACAACATACAATCTCCTTCGTAAAAACGAAGCATTAGAAGATGAGGTGGAGTTCGCAGACACGTATTTAGAGTCTGCATATACATCTATGAAAAATGCATATGGTAGAATGAAGAAGGTAGATAGGTTAGGTTCGTTTGAGGCTGATGATGAGAGTGGGTATATCTTTGAAGAGATTAAATCCGCATTGGAACAATTAAACGAAACATATAACTTAGATGCCGAGGAAGAGAAAGAATAAAAGATATTTCACAAAGATTACTGAGATTGCTATTAACGCATATAATGGATGTGATGACCAGAAACTAAAAAATAAAATCTATAACAGATTTATTCACTATCCATTTGATAAAATGGCAGAGAATGTAATTCATACATACAAAACCTATTATTTTGATGTACCATATGAAGATGTTAAAGCAAATGTAGTTGCGTTTCTTAATGAAAAGATTCATAAGTTTAATGGTGATAATGGTAGAGCATTTTCATATTTTACAGTCGTAGCAAGAAACTATTTGTTCAATGAAAACAATGCCAACTATGCACGAATGAAATCTAGAGATGATTTAACCAAAGTTGATTCATCTCGTAATATTGTTAATGAGGTGGTTAGTCAACAAATGCAAGAATCTAAATCAGATTTTATAGACCACTACACTCAATATATTGATTATCATTTGGATGATTTATTTGTAAAAGATAGAGATAAAGCAATCGCTGATTCTATAAATGAGTTATTTAAAAACAGAAACGATTTATATTCGTACAATAAGAAAGCACTTTATATACTTATTAGAGAGAGAACTGGAGTTCATACTCAGTATATCACAAAGGTAGTTGGTAGATTAAAACTTATTTATGCAGAACTTTATACTGAGTACAACAAAACAGGTCATATTACAGTGATGTATAAATTAAAGGATAGTAATGGATAAGGATACTGAATTATTTAAAGGAAAAACATTTTCAGATATCATGTCGGATATCTACAATAACTCTAAAAAGAAAGATAGACAGTTAAAACTTCTAATCGCTCAATTAGAACCATTGGTTAAAAATATAAACGATGCAACGGTTGTAGTTCCATTGATTAAGGAGTATATGGAAGTATCTGTTAAGAACGATGAACAAATTGTAAAACTTGCCGCAATCGTTCAAAGAATGATGAAAGACGCTAACTCAGATGAAATGAGTGGTGGTTTAGGATTATCTGAAGAAGAGAAGAAACAACTTTTAGAAAACGCCAAAGCAATAGATGCTAAAATAGATTCTCTTCAAAACGAAGGAGATGAATAATGAGTTCTATACAATCAGGAACAATACAAGCAATTACACTAAGAGATGATGACCCTAATGAAGTTTATAGTATTCAGGTATTATCTGAAAGAGCTACTGGTAATTTTGAAACTGCGTATCCATTAGATGCTAACATTAAGAGAATACCACTATTAGGTGAAAGTGTTATATTAATTTCCGCATTAGGACCAGAAGCATCAGGTGGTAGTAGACGAAATATTCAATATTATCTTCAACCAACATCTGTACAAAATAATGTACATAATAATGCATTACCAAAGGGTGCTAATCCAGTAGGTGCTGTATCGGCTCAAGGTTCAATTAGTTCAGCAGTTGCAGGTAACCCAAATATAACTAAAAGAGATAGTGATTCGGATTTAGGCACAGGTTTTGTAGAGAGAACTGATGTTGGTTCTCTACAACCATTCTTAGGCGATGTTCTAATAGAGGGTAGGTTCGGACATTCATTAAGATTTGGATATACACCTGAAGGTACTAATACTACAAAAACGCCAGAATGGAGTTCATCAAATCCAGACGACCCAATCACTATATTATCAAATGGTAGAAAAGAACCTGGTGAGTTCAATAAATTTATAATCGAAACCGCAGATGATGATTTATCATCTATATATCTAACATCATCTCAGAAAATAAAACTAACTACATCACAAACCAATTTGGGTTTAGGTGTTGATGCACAATCACAATTCGATAAACCATCTGTAATTATTACATCGGATAGAGTACTATTAGATTCTAAAAAAGATTATGTAATCTTATCTGGTAAGAAAGATATTATAAATGCAACTCCAAATTGGGCAATGGAGATGGATAAGATGTTTACAATCTTAGAAGGGCTGATTCAACAATTAGCAGATTTAACAGCAGGAACTGCCACATTCGCAACAGGTGTTGGTCCAACAGGCCCCGCAACAAATGTAGCCCAAGTTCAACAATTACTAACCGAATTAAAACAAATGGCTCAATAATATGGCGGTACTTTGGCCAGGATTTCAAGCAACGGTAGCACCTTATTTAGATGCTCCAATAGAAAAAACAGAAGCTGATACTGCTAAAGTTATTGCGGATGCGTATGGAGTTGCAGTAGCTACTGCTATGATATCTTTAATTCCAGGCTCAACTATTATATCAGCTCCACCAACAACTGGAATTGAAAACGCAATATTAGATACATTTAATCAAATAAAAGATTCAGAAGGGCCACCAACACCACCAATGTTTTTAGGATGGGCAACTGAAACAGTTTCCTATTGGTCAGCAGTTCAATGGAATCCCTTACCACCACCACCTGGTTATGTATCACCAACAACAGGTGTTACTGTATTATCAGGTGGAACTCCATCGCCATTAGATGTGGGTTTATGGGGTGCATTTAACAACCCACCATCACCAACACCAATGGGTAATATTATATGTGGTAAGTTAATATCCGCATTTACAACACATCTATTAACTGTAAGTGGGTTATATAACGGATTGATTCCAGCAGCACCATCACCAGTACCAGGCCCACCATTTCCTTGGGTTGGGGTAGTGTAAAACTAAACAATTTGATATTTATATAAAAGTATATTATTATGAAGGCAAAAGAATTAGCACAATTATTAGAAGTAATCGTTAGAAAAGTGGTAAGGGAAGAACTTAAACCAATCTTAAAAGAGGTTAAACAAAGTTCTAAACCAGTTATTAGAGAGCGTGCAGTAGATAATAGTAAGGTAACTAAAGACCCATTAGATATTTCAGGTCTATTAGAAACTAAAAAACCAAAAGTACAAAAGTTCTCAGAAAACCCATTACTAAATGATATGTTAAATGAAACCGCACAGAGTGGTGAATGGAAAAGTATGGATTCTACATTTACATCACAACAGGCACAAGGATTCAATAGAGCACAAATGGCTGAGATGTTAGGTTATGGTGATGGTGTAGCAACCACAACAAATATGACACCAACCTTAGACCCAGATGGTAAACCTATGAATGTTAATATTGAGGGTACTGCAGTAGGTAATGCGTTAACAAGAGATTATTCTTCATTGATGAAAACTATCAATGCTAAGAAGGGAAAATAATAAATGGCTAAACAACGTAAAGAATATTCGTATCAAACTTTAGATTTACAACCTGATGTAGCGATTGGGGTAATGTTACCTTTTGGTAAACAAAATGGTTTGTTTCAGTTAAGTTATACAACCGAACAACAGGCTATATCTAATCTAAAAAGTTTACTATTAACTCGAAAAGGTGAACGGTTGTTTCAACCTAACTTTGGTTCTGATGTTTATTCTTTAATGTTTGAAAATATCAATAGTGATTTATCATCACAATTAGATGAATCTTTACGTGCTGATATAGAATATTGGTTACCCTACATAATTATTGATGATATAAATATTGAAATTATAGAAGATAGAAATTATGTTAGGATAGAACTATCTTTTAGAGTTACCGAACAAGGTGCTAACCAACAAATAATTCTATTTATAGATAATGCGGGAACTACCACAATAGAATAGGTTTAAAAATGGCAAAGAAAATTAACAATGATTTAGTACAAAAAGATGTATCGTTAATAGGTAGAGACTTTGGTGAGATTCGTAAGAATCTGATAGATTTTTCAAAAAACTATTTTCCAAACACCTACAATGATTTTAACGAAGCATCGCCTGGTATGATGTTTATGGAAATGGCATCGTATGTAGGTGATGTACTTTCTTTTTACACAGATACTCAATTAAGAGAATCAGTTTTAACAAACGCTGAAGAAAGTTCAAATCTATTTAATCTAGCAGCTGCATATGGTTACAAACCTAAAAATTATGTACCTGCTACAACTAACTTAGATGTATTTCAATTAGTTCCATCTAAAGGAAGTGGTGATGATGTAAGACCTGATTTTGATTATGCATTAAAAATAGCAGAGGGTATGCAAATTGGTTCTTCTGAGGTAAACGCTGTAAACTTTATAGCATCGAAAAATATTGATTTTGCATTCTCATCATCATTTGATACAACGGAAGTATCAGTATATCAAATTGATGAAAACACAAATGAACCTATATACTATTTGTTAAAGAAAAAAGTAAAAGTATCAAGTGGTACTGTTGTAACAAAAACCTTCACATTTGGTTCTCCAAAAATTTATGATAAAATAAAAATAGAAGAACCTAACTTTATAAGAATCAAATCAATAGTAGATGATGATAATGATGAATGGACACACGTACCATACTTAGCACAAGATACTGTATTTGAACAGATTGAGAATAACGAAGATAACTCAACTGCGTTTGTAGAGTATAGTGGTGATACACCATACCTATTAGAATTGAAGAGAGTACCTAAAAGATTTATCACAAGATTTGAAGATAGTGGGGTAGCAGTAGTTCAGTTTGGGGCTGGTATATCACAAAATGCAGATGAGGAAATCATACCAAACCCAGATAATGTGGGTTCTAATCTATATAACATAGTTGGTGATTTAGACCAGGGTATAGACCCATCTAACTTCCTATACACCAAAACATATGGAGTAGCACCATCTAACACAACATTAACTGTTGAGTATTTGGTTGGTAATGGTATAGTAGATAATGTTCCTGCAAAAGATTTAACAAACATAGTATCATCAACCACATCATTTGCAAATGAAAGAAATTTAGATACTACACTAAAAAACTTTGTAAGAAATTCGTTAGCAACAACAAATCCAGAACCAGCAAGAGGTGGTCGAAGTGAAGAAACATTAGAAGAAATTCGTAACAACGCAATGTCGTTCTTTGCTGCTCAAAACAGAACTGTAACTAGAGAAGATTATGTTATGAGGTGTTACGCATTACCACCACAATTTGGTTCTTGTGCAAAAGCATATTTATCACAAGATTATCAGATTGAAAATAAAAAGGCAGATGGTACAACAATTTCATCTGAGATTCCAAATCCATTGGCATTAAATTTATATACAATGGGATATACTGATGATAAAAAACTTTCACCACTAAATCCTGCAACAAAGAACAATCTTAGAAACTATATATCATATTATAGAATGTTAACAGATGCAGTTAACATAAAAGATGCACATATTATTAACATTGGTATTGATTTTGAAATTACGGTGTTACCACAATATAATTCAAACGAAGTTCTTTTAAGATGTATAAATGCATTAAAAGAATATTTTAATATTGATAATTGGAGAATTAATGAACCAATTCAACTATCTAAAATTTATGTATTATTAGACCAGGTAGATGGTGTTCAGAGTGTTGTAAGACCCAATAAGGATGGAATTGGTGGTTTACAAATATATAACAAATTTAATGGTAACTATTCACCTAACAAATATAGTATTAATAATGCTACAAAAAATGGCGTAATTTATCCAGCGTTAGACCCATCAATATTTGAAGTAAAGTTTCCAAATTCCGATATTAGAGGACAAGTGATAACACAATCATTCTAAGGAGATACAAAATGATATATAGAATATACGGACAGAAGGATACTACAATTTACGAACATGGGCTTCGTAAAAACCAAAACACAGGTATAGATTCTGTATTAGAGGTTACTAAATTCTTCGATGAGGATACAAATGAGAATTGGGTAGGTAATAGTAGAATTTTAACTCAGTTTGATTTATCTCCAATATCATCATTAATATCATCAGGTGATATTTCTGGTAATAAAAAATTCTATCTAAACTTAACATCAGTTGAAGAATTGGGTGTACGTGCTGAATATCAATTAAATGTACATCAGGTATCTGGTAGTTGGGTTAATGGACTTGGTAAGTATAATGATAACCCAATAAACACAAATGATTGTAGTTGGGTATATCGAAATGATAATGAAGTATGGAGTGTATCATCCGCACAAACCTTCAATGGTATCAGAGAAATTGGAGTTCCAACCGAAGGTATCGTATTATATGAAGGATTTTCTGAAGGAACTGGTTCTTTATTCTTAACACAATCAATCAATGATATTAGGGGTAACTCCCCATCCATATCTATAAGTGATAATAGATTACTTATATCTGCATCTAATTTTGCAGGTACAACATTAGTATTCCCAGCACAATTAGATGAGAACCAAACATATGGTGTTCAGTTTCAAATCGACCCTGGTTCGTTTGATGATATACAATTTAGAGTTTTAGATGCAGATGGTGTTTTAAAAGCAGATAGTGATTATGAAGGTTTTGTAGGTAGAATTACAACACCATCAACACAATCGTTTGATTTAACATCCACAACAGCAGGGGAGTATCAATTACAATTTACATTCTTCGATGGTAGTGGTGATGGAACGTCAACGACTGGTTCATTTGATGAGATATATGTTTATGAAAAAACTGGAAATACACTTGCGTATGAAACCTTTGCATTTAATGAAGGTGATTTTCAATTAAGAAATGTTGTTAAAAACACCAATCTAAAATTACCACGTATGTTTGCATCACAATCTAAATTAAATTTATATGCAGATAATATTGGTGGTGGTGATGCAACATACATTGAAACTCTATCAACCGATTTAGAATATACTTTAAGTTGTGAGGTTGAGCCGGGTGATTATCCTGAAATAGGATTTACTATATACGACCCAAATGGTTTAAAATACAGAAATGGTGTTACAAGTTTATCTTCATCATTTACAACACCTCAAACTCAATCGATAGTATTTACACCACAAATTGCGGGTGATTATATATTCGCATACACATTCTTTGATTCAGGCTCTGCAGGCGCAAGTGGTTCATTGGATAACTTTAAATTAGTATATTCAGGTTCAGTAACTGCCCCACCACAAATTGAAGCTGGATACTATAAAAACGAAGGTGGAGCAACGTGGTACACTTCATCAGTAAGTAACACCACCGTATCTCAAACATTTAACAAATACACTAAAGATTTAAATGTTGAGGTTACCGATTATGTTAATGATTGGTTAAGTGGTAGTAGAGAAAATAATGGATTCCTTATCAAAAGACCCGTATCACAGGAAAGTGGTTCTATTAGATATGGTTCATCTAAATTCTTTTCAAATGAAACTAATACAATTTATGTACCTACATTAGAAGTAAGATGGGCTACTGGTTCATTTGAAACTGGTTCACTAAGTGAACTTACTGATGATAACATTACATTATACGTTAAGAATATACTTACTGAGTATAAGGAAACTTCTAAAGCAAAACTTAGATTAGTTGGTAGGGCTAAATATCCACAAAGAACATTCTCTGATACATACCCATATACTACTATTAAATATTTGCCTGAAACTACTTATTATCAAGTAAAAGATGTAGAAACTAATTTATCAATAATTCCATATGATACAACTTACACAAAAGTGAATTGTGATTCAACTGGAAACTATTTTGATTTTTGGTTTAACACTCTTCAACCAGAAAGATTCTATCGTTTTGATTTCAGAGTAGATAGAAATGGAAAAAGTGAGTACTTTGAAGGACCTATATTTAAAGTGGTTAGATAATGGCAGAAACAAAAGTAGATAAAGTTGCAGAAAAGGTAGAGAGACGGGATATTCGAAGAAATTTCTCTAATCAAATTATATCCTATGGATTGCCTGAAGATGGTAAGTTAAAATATGGATATAAAAGGTTACCTGCGCAATCGGTGGTATACTCAGCAGAATCCTATGATAAATCTATTGATAGATTATCAACCGAATTAATATCAAATGTGGGTGATTTAAGAATCATCGAACAAACATTAAATTATGTACAATTTCTAACACCATCTGGTGAAGCTGAATTTGAAGATACGTTTAGTGGTAGATACGCAATAACCGATGCTGCAGCTGAAGTTCCAGGTGGTGGTAAGTCTTGGACTGGCTATAAAGACCATCACTATATCAATCCATATTCAGCTCCTGAAGATGTTGCTCAGAACCATAAAGATAATTTTAAGCATAGTGGGTATCGTACCATCCCATTTGATAAGGCTGAAGAAGGCCCTGGTTTAGAAAATGGTGGTTATGTAATCACACAAGAACTTAAAGATAGTGGTAAGAGTTTAAAACTTACTGCAATAATCGGAGTTGCAAATGAGCTTCCCGGAGAATCTTTAGTAGATGGGGGAGTAGCCAAAGAGCAGTTTAAATTTAAATTTAATAGAATCAGAAAACCATACGAACCAAATATATCCGATACTTTAGGAAACGCAAGGTTTGAATCTGTTTGGAGAGGAAGTTATCCATTTATAAAAGTAGAGTTTGATGTATTAAATTCTAAAATGCAAGTTGGTGATATTTGGGAACTTCAAGGACAGGTAGTTACCAATTCCAAAGGATGTTACTTATATGGTAATAAATCTATATTTAAAGTAGATGCAATAGATACTCCATTAGTTCCAACCACAACTAAAAAACTCTCTGATAACCTGGACGGGCTCTTAGCAACATTGACCGTTGATGATACACAACAATCCTCTACGGATGAAATTTTAGTAACTGATGATACACCCAATATGGGCGTGTTTTTAAGTACATCAGGTTCACCAAGCGGAGCTGGGAATACAACATCCAATGACCCTCGAAGTGGTGCGGGTTCACCAAGCATACCGAGTCGTAATGATAATGCAAGAAGGGTTATTAATACTGCCCGACAAGCTTCAAATATTATTAATTCTGTCCGTGAAGGTGCATCGATTCCGGGCACTGCAAGAAGGGTTATTAATACTGCCCAACAAGCTTCATCCAGTGCAAGAAATATTATTAATGCTGCCCGTGAAGGTTCATCAATTGGGGACAGGGCAAGAAGGGCTATTAATGCTGCCCGTAAAGAAGCTTCATCATTTAGGGGCAGGGTAAGAGGGGTTTTTAGAAGAGGAAGAAGAAGGTAAATTATGGCGATAGATAGATATCAAAAACCAGAAATACTAACTGATGTGAAAACACCAGTAGATAGTGTTGCCGTATATTCTTTTTTAGACTCGGCACGTTTAAGTAAAACACCATTGGTTTTAACTCAAGAATTGTTAAACCAATCGTATGTACATAAACACATCTATTCTGAGAATAATTTATTACATTCATCAGTATCACCATTACAATATGAAGTAACTTCTGAGGATAAAGCAAACTATACATATGATATATTACTAACACCTGAAAAGGATGTTAGAAAAGCAGATGTACCACGTGGTACATATAACATCGTATATAATTTTCTAAAACCATTTTCTTCAGAGTTAAAAATAAAAAACATTTCAGCAGATTCTACTGAGATTGAATTAGAGGTAGATAATTCAAACTACAATCTTAAAAAATTATATGATTTAGTAAATAGTGGTAAAAACTATAAAGATAATTTAGTTTTAAATTTTGGTAAGAATAATCTATTCACAATAACGGATATTAGTTTTGCTAATAACGAAGTAATTGGTGAACAACAACGTTGGCCAAAACACCCATCAGACAGATACGGCGGAAAATTAGTTACATACTTTCCATCAGAAGAAGATAGTGATAGAAATATTTGGATAGAGGTTTATAAAGGAACAAGATTAACAACTGGTAGAGCTACATCATTTACACCAATTGTAGATGAAAAAACTTGGGATATAAAATTTGAACCATTAAGAGATGTTAATGGTACTCAAATATTTTTTTCAAAGAATTCACAAGAATTTGATAGAAGGTATGAAATAGAATCTGGATTGAGAGTACCTGATAATATATTCGATAATATATACTATGGTACACAGCCATTCTCTAAGTTTAAAATATTTAACCCATATACGGCAGCTTCAAATAAAATAAAAAATGTTGTTGTAAAACTATACACAAAATTACCAGCTGAATTTGAAAATAAAATTCCAAAGATATCACTTTCTTTAAGAGAAGATTATATTGAAAGAGTATTAGTATACCCATATATCAAGGAAGAAACTTATGATAACTTTTCATACGCTAACTTTAATATTGATATGGGTAATTATGGTAAATCACAAGGTACTGATTTAAAAACTTGGAATTCTTTATTAGATACCACCCTATCAACCTCACAACAAATAGTTGATAAATACTTATCAGGTTCAATTGGTAATACTACCTTAAACATAGATTATTCTAATTTCAAAAACTTTGTTAATTATTCATCAGCAGTAGAGCGTGTTAAAAACTTAAAGTATAAATTAGAACTCATAGAATCTTATGATAGTAGAATCAATACATTAAATTTAATTAGTGGTTCATCAGCACTAACTAATATATCACAATCACTACAAAGAAAATCAAATGTAATTAGTGGTATGGATGGTTGGGAAAAATGGATGTATTATGAAACCACAGGTTCTTTATATACACATTATAGCGCATCATCATATGTTATCAACCCTTGGCCGCATTATGATGAATTTCCAAAAAAACTTTATAGTGTAACATCATCACAAGCTATATCACATTACAATGGGTTAATTGATTCAGCAAGTATATATGATACATTTAATGATGCGAGATTGACAAAAACAATCCCATCATCAATGACTGAAGACCCGCTAAACTTAGATTACATTTTATTCATTGATATGATTGGTCATCACTTTGATATTACGTGGAGTTATATAAAAGCATTGACTTCTATTAATGAAAGAGAAGAACATCCATATGATGGTATGCCAAATGAGTTATTATATGATGTTGCAAAATCTATGGGATGGAAACTTACACATGGCAAAGACCGCTCCGATTTATGGAAGTTCGCAGCAGGTACTGATAAGTTTGGTAATTATGCACAAACTGGTTCTTTACAAACTAAACCAGATGAACAAATTAATTATGAGGTTTGGAGAAGGATTGTAAATAACATTCCGTACTTACTCAAAACCAAAGGTTCTGCTAGAGCAGTTAAAGCATTAATTGCAACATACGGAATCCCACAATCATTCTTATCAATCAGAGAATATGGTGGACCTGCAATAGAAGATAAAAGACACATTTGGGAACATGATAGATTTGTATACCATTTGAGAATGGATACAGATAACTATATTACAGCACCTTGGGATAAGATTGCAGATATAGACCCTCAAACTTATTTAAACAGAGACCCTAATCCAATTGATACAATTGAAATTCAGTTCCAACAAAACTTAATTAGAACATCATCCTTATTACATAAGGGTTCTGATTTTGCAGTATTGTTAGAACCAACATCAAGAACATCTGGTAAGGGTAATATTCATTTTTATTTAAGTGGTAGTAATGGTTACAAATCAGCATCTATTGAAAATGTACCTGTTTTTGATTCTAAGATGGGTACTCTATTAGTTCAAAGAGAAACATCAGTAGATGATATAACACAAAATAATGAATATAAAATTCAATATAGAAAAAACAGAAAAGATAGAATCAGTACATCAAAATCTGCTAGTATTGATATTAATGGTTCTACTGAATCATCATACAACGCTGCTTGGACTGGTAGTGGTACAGTAACGTTTAGTAACACATTACCAACATCAAATACCCCATCAATTTGGGCTGATGCAGAATATATGAGTGGTTCTATTCAAGAGATTAGATATTGGGCAAACCCACTTAAAGATATTGTAGTTGATGAACATACACTTTCAAGAGAATCTTATCATGGTAACTCTGCAACTTCATCTTACTTTGATTTGAAGTTTAGATTTATACCAGATTCTCAATTAAAGAATGTTGATGAATCTTATGATGGTATCTTATCACAACATCCTAACCAAAGAATTAGTGGTAGTGAATCAGGTTACATATTATCTGCATCTTTATTTAGTTTTGAATCTGACGATTTAAGGGGTGTAACTGAAGAATACTATACTAAAGTTCCATCCGCAGGTGCTAATAATATTATGAACAATAAGGTTAGAGTTGAATCAAATCGATTGACAGGAATCTTAGACCCAGAACAAAAGAAAGAAAAATCACAATACGATTCAGCACCAGTAGATTCTAATCAGGTTGGTGTTTATATGTCTGCTACAAAGATGTATAATGAGGATATATACAATCACACAGGTTACTTTGAGATTGATGATTATATTGGTAATCCAGATAGACGACCAGGTTATACTGAACAGAACGAAGAATTAGATTATGTTCGTAGACAGGTATTTAAAAAATACAGTTCTAAAAACTTAATTAACGATACCATCGATATGTTGGCACGATATGATTTTTCAGTATTTGAACAAATCAGACAAACAATGCCTGCGAGGGTTGATTACAATTCAGGTATTTTAATTGAACCACATATCTTAGAAAGACCTAAGGTTAAATCAAAAACTAATCTATCATATACTCAACCACAATATGATGTTGTAATAACTAATGAGGTACCTGTAATATCTGAGTACATTCATTATGATACAATAATTACCGCACCTCGTAGTGAAAGTGCAGAATACATCCATTACGATACAGTCATAACGGCTCCTCGTAGTGAAAGTGCTGATTATATCCTTTATGAAACTACAATACCACATCAAACATTGGTAGTGGCTACTAAGCATGATTATACATCAAGTATTGATACTACTGAACTTCGTAACATAATTGCACAAAAAGATGATGTAGAATCGGTGGGTAATCCTACTATCAGAAATATGTACTCACCATCAACATATAGATACACAATCCTAAACTATTCAGCATCAGCTGATATTGGATTTGGTAGTGGGTGGACTACGGGTTCAAATGGGTATTGGAATTATAATGTAACATCATCTAACGCAGTAGTGGGTAAGCCATCTAAGTATGCACTTAAAACCATATACTTCTATAATACTGAGTTATCAGCATCATTAAGATTAAGTAACTCATCATCATTAGTTCCAGCATCAGTATCTACTGATGAATTACCATTATCATTAGAAAACCTAAGATATTTGGGATGTAAGATGACATCCGATTCACTTACAACTAATTCACCAGATACACCAGATGGTAGACCTGTAATTGAGATATTTGAGGCTGACCCTAATGTACTCATCTATACATCACAAACGGCAGAAGAAGGTAATTTGGATGTAGATACCTCTACAAATCTACCAACTCTTAAATTAGAAGATTTAAAAGTTAATGATGATATTAAGTGGAGTAGAGAGCAAGAATATAAAGAGGCCGTTGCTAAGTTTAGAAAAGAAATAGAAAAACTAATTCAGATTGAAGGTGGTAGACGAACTGAGTTTGATTTGAGATACGAAGAAGAGAGAATCCGATTTGAATTGGAACAGCAACGAAGAGAAGAGTTTGATATAATAAATCGACCTAATAGAATTACCGATGTTTAATATTTATTGATATGAGAGAAGAAGAAATGAATTTAAGGGGCGAACCACAAAGACCTAATGATAATAGAGAAGTTGGTTCTGATATGGAAGAGGTTGTAAGACAAAAACTTGCACCCACATCCGAACGTCCTCTTATTAAATCTCCAATGGATGTAGAATCGGAACAATACGAATTGGAACGTAGTATTCAACCCTTAGAGGATATTGTAAACACAGGTGAGTTATTAGATGATAACAAACTAATCAGAGATACAGATAGAGTACGACCCGAAGATATTGCAGATGTAGTATCCAACCCAATTATACCTACAAAATCAATACCAACTGTAATTGATTCAAATAATGAGTTCTTTACTGAAGAAGATAAAGCACGTTTGATTTTAGAAGAAGATAAACGTAGAGCGGTTAGTGACCAACGAAGATTTGATTTTGAAAACGCATTCTTAGAAGAACAAGAACGTAGAGTTCAGTTTGATGAAAAAATCAAAATTATGAAAGCTGAGTTTGAGTTGTATCTTAAAAATACTTTTCCTGAGTTTGTTGGCGATAGAAATATGACAGATGGAGACAAACAAAAAAATCAAGCGGATATCAAACGTAAGAAAGAAGAAAACTCTACTAAGGTAAAAGAATTGCAAAGGAAAAAGATAGAACGATTAGAAAGAGAGAAAGAACGTAAGTTAGTAGAATCTCAACTTAGATTAAATAAACTTACAGAAGGTGAAGTTCAAACTTTTTTTGAAGAAGAGATAATTATAGAACAGAAGGAAAAGATTGCTCAGAATCCTCAAATAGAAAATCTAAATCCAGTTCAAAAACAAATTAGAGAAATAGAAGAAATGGAAATTAGGATGGGGAGACCAATTGTTCCTCATAGAGATATAGTTGAAAGTGAAGAATCTGATTTTGATTCAAATTCAATGACTAACCCAACTGATATTTTGATAAGACCTATGAATGTAGAAGAAGAGTTTAATAAAAGGCAGAAAGAGAATCGTTTGGAAATTTTAAGAAACGAACTCAATTCAAACCAAAGAAGTGAGGAAGATTATGTATCTACTTTAAAGTAGAATGCAAAAAATTAACTTAATTTATTTTATTCACATATTTATAGTTGAATAATATTGTAAAAAGGTAAAAAAATTATGGGATACTTAGATAATTCATCGATAACAGTAGACGCAATTCTCACCAAAAAGGGTAGAGAGTTATTAGCAAAAGGAAGAGATTTCTTTGTGATTAGCCAGTTCGCATTAGCAGATGACGAGGTTGATTACGAACTATGGAATCCAGCACATCCACTTGGTTCTGATTACTACGGAATCATTATTGAAAACATGCCAGTAGTTGAGGCAGTTACTGACGAAAATTATTCGTTAAGATACAAACTATTAACATTACCAAAAAATACAATTCGTATTCCAATTATTCAAACAAACCCAAGTTCAATTAGTTTAGAAGAATCCGGGCGTAGACAAATTGTTTCTATTGAAACTAAAAATGGTGGAAACGAAACATTAGGTTACACCGTAACACTTCTCAACTCAGATGCAGCAACTATTATCGGTGATGGTGGCGGTATCGCAAATAACGAAGATAATGTAGGTGCTAACGAAGATAGAAGAAGTGTTACCATTAGTACAAATTCAACATTTACAATTGTTTCAAAAGTGTTAGCAGATAATACTGATATTTCAACTAAGATTTTTGTAGTTGGTAATGAAACAGGTGGACGTAGTGAGATTACATTAAGTGTAACTAACAATCCTGATATTACAGTTGGTAACACATTAGATTCAACATTAGGATAACAGATTAAAAGGAAATAGATATGGCAATTTTACCAGCAGGTTCGTTCAATACATCAAAAAGAGTTTATACAGCATTTAAAGTAGGGGATGTTGTAGAAGGTGGTGTAGAAAAAGTAACGAGAGGTTTATGGAGTGGTAACGTAGGAACGTTAACATCATTCTACACATCTTCAGCACAATCAGCTACTCAGAAAGAATATTATTATGAGATTTTTGATGGGATTAGTACTAATTCTACATCCGAAGCACAATTCTCAGTAACATATGGTCACAACGCGGGTAGTGGTTCTTTGGGGCAGAATGAAGATTCTCCTTCAAATGCCATCTATTCACAATATGCACAAATCCTACTTCCAGACCAACAAAGAACGTTTACATTTAATGATGTTTCATCTGAGCAGATTTATGCTATTAACATCAATAGGGCTAGAATAAAAGATAGATTAGACCCAGGTAACTTCCAATTGAATTTAGCAGAACTATCTGGTAGTGCTGAACTTATATATAATACAGGTTCTAATTTAGCAGTATCATCATCAAACAAAATTATTAAGTTAATTGATGATAGTGGTGATACTCAACAGGCCGCAACTCAAATTGGTAGAACGTATAACTTAGTATCGGGCTCAATCCTTAATGGAGTGTATTCACCTAAAACTTATTATGGACAAGTATTTCCAGAGCAGGGTGTTATCATCTTAAACGCAGATACAATGGATACGGCGTTATCATTTGGGTCTGTAACCGCATCAAACACAAATGGTGATAATGCATTTAAATTATTAACATCCATTAGTGGAGCAGCTGCTATTAATTCAGATTATGGATTTGCAGCAAGAAACGAAGAAAGAGTTCAATCAACATATTACTTTGTAAGAGCTAAGAATGGTGAATATAACTTCTCAAACAACCCATCGTTTGTAACAGGTTCTAACGGAGCATTTAGACAACCAACATTTGCAAATAATCCAAAATCTTATATTACAACTGTTGGATTGTATAGTAGCGCACAAGAATTATTAGCAGTTGCTAAGTTATCTCAACCAATTTTAAAATCATTCTCTAATGAAGTATTGGTTAAGGTTAAATTAGATTTCTAAATAGAAAAATAAAATAACAGCTCCCTGTGATAGAATCTGGGGACTGACTCGTAAGAGTTTCAACCCCATAGTAATATGGGGTTTTATTTTAAATATTTTAATATTTATATTAGAATGATAGGATACATCTAATGGCAGAAGCACTAAAACCGATAAATGGTGGTGGATTTCAACTCTACCCATATAACACTCACAAAAGATGGGTTGTTACTGATGATAATTATAGAAATGATTATTATTCGGTATCTGTATTGAAGGGTATCTCACCACTTTACAATGAAAAAATTAATGTTTCGGAATCTATATCAATCCCAGCGTATAGAGAAGTCGACCAATTAGATAATTCAAACTCAAATTCAACAGAGTTTTTAAAATCAAAACATCAAAAAATTGTGTGGTCTGGTCTTAATCAAATGTTTTTTAAACATAGGGCTAGGGTAGAGAGAGATTTGTATGTATCGGCTTCTATATTTTCAGTACCTCACAATAGAATGGGTGATGGTATTAAACCAGAATCAATAGAAATACTTGATTATAGTGTTACAGGTTCAATTACAGACAAGATTAATATATTGGATATTAAATTAGATGAACAGCATGGACACCTATATGATTCAAGACTAAACACAGGCTCATATGTTCCATTTGGTGATTTAGTAGGATATTGGGGATTTAATGATGAAGTAGTACCACGCCGAACATCTTTAGATACATATATAGAAGATAGGAGCGGATATCTCCATCATGCATATGGTAAAGAATTATACTACGATGGTGGTATCACAACAACAGGTAATGAACAATTACCATCTGGTACTAAAGTAACATTCAATGGTTCTGATTCATATATCAGAGTAGACCATAATAAGCAAATTGATTTCTATAAAGGTAACGATTATTCAATTTCTCTTTGGACAGTTTTACCAACATCACAATCTGATAACATTTTAGATTATAATTGGTTGGTTAATAAATCTGGTACATTTAGAGATTATGGACAAGATAAAAAACTAAGAGATGTTCTTAGAAGAGAAAATAAACGAAACCCAATATTCCCATTTGATTTAAAAGTTTACAACCAAAATACATCTAACAATGGTAAGGTAGTTGCATCACTCTCAGACGGATTAAGAAATGTTGAAGTAACTTCATCAACACAAATAAACGATGTATCAGAACACCACATATGTTTTAACAAAACAGGCTCTCTTTTAGAACTATGGGTAGATGGTGTAAAGGAAGTATCATCATCAATAGGATTAAAATCTCAAATAGCAAATGATTATGATATGTTATTTGGTGCAAGACACCTTTCAGATGGATTTACTGATTTCTCATTAGAAGGGAATGGTGTATTGAGTGGTTCTTTAGATGAAGTTAGATTTTATAGACGAGGGTTATCACAATCTGAAATTGAAGGATTATCAAATAATGATTATGTAACAGGCTCAGCATATCAAACCAATGTTGTGGGTGAAGTATTTTATAAACACGGGATTGTGGTAGTATCTGACCCAAGACCACTTTATAAAAACGTATTGGTGGGTGCAAGTGGAAGTTGGGATTATGGTACTGAGGATGAGTTTGAAAATGTAAATCGAAAAGAGTTTGGATGGAAGGTAAAATATAAATCCACAAAACAATTGCATGAAGTTTCTGTAATGTGTGAGATTGGAGCAGATGAATTCAATGTATCACAAAACCCATCCCTAAAAGTAAACAATAACCCTAATAGTGAATTCTTACAAGATTTTGTAACAGGTTCTGATTTTAGAAACTATTTTACAACAATCGGATTATACAATCCAAATGGAGATTTGATAGCAGTTGGAAAATTGGCATCGGCAATTCAAAATAGAAGTGATGTTGATATTACAGTAAAAGTAAGATTTGATTTAGATGGTCCGTTTGGAACTCCAACAACTGGTTCATTAGAACCTGTTGGTAGACCAGCAACCATCACAAAAACAAAAGATGGACGGTTTATTTGGAATAAATTTGATAGACCTAATATCGGTGTAAACGAATAAAGTTATGGCAAAAGGAAATTGGTCTCACATCCAAAAGATGAAAGGACATAAAAGTGGGTTGGAAACTCGTATAGATGAACAACTCAAATCACAAGGTATTGATGGTGAATACGAACAACATGAAGTATCATACACCATCCCAGCATCAACACATACATACAAACCAGATTTCAAATTACCAAACGGAATCTATATAGAATCCAAAGGATGGTTCTTACCAGAAGATAGAAAAAAACATCTACTGATTAAAGAACAAAATCCTGATATGGATTTAAGGTTTGTTCTACAATCACCAAATGGAAAAATATACAAAGGTTCAAAAACAACATATGCGGAGTGGTGCGAGAAGCACGGATTCAAATGGGCTAAGAAGGAAATACCCCAAGATTGGATAGATGAAAAAGAAAAAGTAAATTTCTTTGGATAATTAAAATATATTTCGTATATTAGTAGTTATATGGAAGATAGACTGCTCTCTTTATTGGAATCTGTCTTAGGTAAGGCTAAGAAAACATCGGGTGATAACTATGCGTTTTACTCTCCGTTTGTAGAACACTATAAACCAAAGTTAGAGATAAACATATCATTAAATTCGTCTGGTGATAACCCCTGGCATTGTTGGGTATCCGATGAGAAGGGTAAATCAATACGTTCTCTCTTCAGAAAAATCAAAGTATCCAAAGATGTTTGGGATGAACACAATTCCATCTTCAGTAGAAAGTATAGATACTCAAATTTACCAAATTCTGAAAATAATGGTAAAACTGAGTTGGTTCAACTTCCAAAAGAATACATTCCACTTTGGAAATCATCTAATTCAGTAATTAGAAAACATGCATTACGATATCTAAATAGTAGAGGTGTAACTCCATCTGAAATTATTAAATATGAAATTGGATATTGTGAAGAGGGTGTATACAAACACAAAGTAATTGTGCCATCATATAACAGAGATGCAAGATTAAATTATTTTGTAGGTAGAAGTTTTTATGATTCTAACTTTAAACATAAGAACCCAGATGTATCTAAAGATGTAGTAGGATTTGAGATGATGGTAAATTGGGATTTACCAATTGTAATATGTGAGGGTGTATTTGATGCTATGGCAATTCGTATGAATGCAATTCCAATATTCGGTAAATCACCACAATCAGAATTACAAAAAGAAATAATTCGTAGAGGTGTAGAAAAAGTATATATAACGTTAGATTCGGATGCGTTTGAAAATGCACTGAGATTTGCAGAAACCCTTATGAATGAGGGTATAGAAGTTTATGTAGTAGAATTAAATGATTCAGACCCATCCGAAATGGGATTTGATGAAATTAATAAAAAAATAAAAAATACTGAACCATTAACATTACGAAGGTTAATGGAGTATAAGTTGGTTGGTGTATGAGAAAATCAAAAAAGATTAACTATGATGGTAATATCAAAAAGATTTACCACATAGCTGATGTACACATCAGAAATCTAAAAAGACACAAAGAGTATAGAGAAGTATTTGAACGATTGTACGAATACATTTCAGATACAAAAACAGAAGATTCAATCATAGTTTTGGCGGGTGATATTGTTCATGCTAAAACAGATATGACTCCAGAGGTGATTGAGATGACCCAAACATTTCTAAAAAGGTTATCAGATATGTTACCAACAATTCTGATACCAGGCAATCACGATGCAAACCTAAATAATCATTCGAGATTAGATGCGTTATCACCTATTGTAAACGCATTAGGACATCCAAATCTACATTATCTGAAAGATGATGGAGTTTGGAAAATGGGAGGCATTTCCTTTTCACACTCATCCATTTTTTCTGAATCAAAGGCAATTATCCCATCATCTGAGGTTCATGGTGATTATAAGATTGCATTATATCATGCGCCTGTTGATAAAGTAAAAACTGAACATGGTTTTGAGATTGAAAATAAAAATGTAAATGTAGAATCATTTGATGGATATGATTTGGTTTTGTTAGGTGATATTCACGTTCCCAATCAATCCTTAAATTCAGAAGGTACAATTAAGTATTGTGGTTCTACAATCATGCAAAATCATTCGGAAGCAAAATATCCTGAACATGGTATTTTAGTATGGGATGTTGATTCTAAGAAATCTGAGTTTGTTCCAATTCATAACGATTATGGGTACGTTACAATTGATGTAGAGGGTGGAAAGATAGTTGGTAACCCAACCATACCAAATAAACCTCGTATGAGGGTTAGAGTAAAGGATACACCCCAATCTGAATTAAAGAAAGTTCTTGCAAAAATAAGAGTTGGTAGAAAAGTACAAGAGGTATCAATCCAAAAAGTAATTACTGATAAAAAAGATTATAGTGGTGGTTCAAATATTATACTTCAAAATGTAAGAGATGTTGGATTCCAAAATAAACTTATTGAAGATTTCCTATCAGAGAGGTATGTTGTTGGTGAGGAACATTTGGATGTTATCAGAGGTATCAATAATGATATTAATACTAAATTAGGTACATCTGTTGGTATGAAGAACATTATATGGAAGCCTAAAACGTTTGAGTTTTCAAATATGTTCTCATATGGTTCATCTAATATTATAGATTTTTCACAAATGAAAGGGGCGTATGGTGTATTTGCACCCAACGCAAGTGGTAAATCATCATTGTGGGATGCTCTATCGTTTTGTATATATGATAAATGTTCTCGTACCTCAAAAGCAGCTGATGTACTCAACTATTCAAAATCTCAATTTAATTGTAAGTTTAACTTTGAGATTAATGGTGTTGATTATTATATTGAGAGGATTGGTAAAAAATCACCTAAGAGGGGGACTGTTAAAGTAGATGTAAACTTCTATCGAATCAATGAAGATGGTTCAACCGAATCCCTAAATGGTGAAGAACGTAGAGATACAAACTCAATCATCAGACAGTATGTAGGTTCTTATGATGATTTCATTCTAACTGCAATGTCAAATCAATCTAATAGTGGTGGATTTATTGAAAAATCCCAAAAAGAAAGAAAAGAACTTCTTGCTCAATTCTTAGATATGGATGTGTTTGAGCAGTTATATCAAGTAGCAAATGAAGAAATCAAAGAACTAAGTGCATTACTTAAAGATTATAAAAATCAAAACTTTACTGAGAAGTTATCAGATGCAGAAGAAAGTTTAATTGAAAATAAAAAGAAGGTAACTGAAACACAAACCCTATTGGATGAATACAAAGAACGTAGGATTGAGGTTGGACTCCGTATTGAAGAATTATTGGGTAAATTAATTTCAGTAGATTCATCTGTAACTGATACTGATAATCTTCTAAAATTAAAAGA